TAGAACAATCAGTATCGACACGGCAATAAGTTGGACGGCGATAAGTGAAAAATTTGAGGATTATTTGAGTGGCGTAACATTGACATTTAATTTAACAACGGTATCAGAATTTAACAACTGCGATTTCCCTATATGAGAAAATTAATTTTATTTTTATTAGTATTTGCAAGCGCGAAAGTTAGCGCACAGGTTTATCAGGAAATGCCACAATATGGTTATCGTGCGAATCGTATGGCGTTTGATTCTACTTTGCAGATTCCAACAGTTTGTGGCGTGCCTACTTTAAAAAGTATTGTAAAGGCAAATAAGAACGGCGCGATTGCATACGATAGTTGCAATGCAGTTTTTTATACTTACAATCCAAAGACACAAAGTTGGTCGGCGGTTTCAGGCGGTGGCGGTGGCTCAACCGATACGACAAGTTTAAGCAATAGAATAAATTTAAAATTAAATATTGCCGATACTTCAAATATGCTTTCAAAGTATTTACGTAAAACGGACACGGCAAGTTTAAGCAATAGGATAAATTTAAAATTAAACATTAGCGATACGGCTTCAATGCTTAACCCTTATTTGCGCAAAATAGACACGACAAATAAATTTGTAAATAGGATTACGCGAACGATAGGCAATGATTCAATTATTTATTTTGTTGGTGGCAATAGGTTTGCAATTAAGGATAGTGTTGGAACTAATCCCGCACCCGTTGGATATTATGGAGCGTTTCAAGATACAACAACACAAACGGCAGTTTCTATTAATACTGCTTATGGTGTAAAATTAGGCGTAACAGATTTATCAAATGGAGTTACAATTTCAAATAACACAAGAATAAAAATTGCAAATGCTGGGATTTACAATATTCAATTTTCTTTGCAATTAGAAAAAACAGGTGGGAGCGGAAATATGATAGCAGACATTTGGCTAAGAAAAAACGGAGTTAATTTGCAAGGCACAACAGGTAAAGTAGTTTTAACAGGTAGTGCCAATGCTTCGCCTGTTGTAGCGGCTTGGAATTATGTTATAGCGGTTAGTAGTAATGATTCTTTAGAGTTGATGTGGTCAACAAGTAACGATAATGTTGTTATAAAAGCAAGTCCAGCTACATCCCCACACCCTTCAATTCCATCTGTAATTTTAACTGTTACACAACAATCGGGTATAATGGCGGGCACGGGAATATCGCCTTTAGATACTGCTAATATGTTAAGTAATTATGCACGTACAAATTTAGTTAATACAAAATTAAATAGTGCAGATACAGCAAGTTTAAGTAATCGTATAAATTTAAAATTAAACATTGCAGATACTTCAACATTACAACCTAAATCAATTTCATCATATTCTATTTTAGCAAACAACACAAGCGCAACGGCAAACGCAACGGCTCAAATATTTAAACAATTTGGCAATCAAACTTATTCCGATTCGATTACAATTACAGGTGCATCCAATCCAAGCGGGGCAATTAATCACACTTTCAGGTGGTCGCAAATTGGTAATTTAGTAACGTTACACATTACATTAACTTATGCAACGGTTGGTTCTTTATCACAGGTTGCAATAGAGATTCCAGACGGATTGCCTGCGCCAATATTACCAACAGGCTTAACGGCTAATAATGATATAATTTGTTATGGTAGTGGTTATATGGTAACCAATACAACAGGCGTTTCATCGGTATTTTCAAAAGTATTTTTAAGACAAAACACAGGATTAACGAATGATTATGAAGTTGTAATTAATCAAGCTACAAACGCATCATATCGAATTTTTAACGCTACAATTCAATACTTCGCTCAATGATACACATAAGACAAAAATTAGACGAAACAAATAAGAATGGCGATTTAATCGCTTATACGGTAGTATACACAACTGGTTGGACATTGCCTTTAGATCAACATCCGTCTATTGTTAATAATCCTGAATTATTTGAAATTGTAGATGAAGAAATTCCTGCGCACGCTCAAACTTTAATATATCATTTATGAATCAATATAATCCACCATTAACGGCAATTAGTGGTTTTTGCGCCGTTATATCTTTATCGAATATACAACCTGTTTTAACTTTTATTGCGTCGCTAATTGCAATTATTAGTGGCGTTTATTCTATCTATAAAAAATCAAAAAAGTAAATTTATGAACAGTACATTTTTAAATCTTAACACAAACGATTTTATTAAAGGACTTATTATGGCGGTTTTATCGTCTGTTATTACTGTAGTTTATCAGACCGTAGAAACTGGAAGTTTAACATTTGATTGGAAAGCAATAGGCACGATTGCGCTTACTTCAGCGCTTGCGTACATTATGAAAAATTTGTTTACCAATTCAACAGGTAAATTATTTGCAAAAGAGAACTGATATAGCTCGGGAGTTTAGAAAAAAGTTTCCAGATATGCCGACTTTAAAATTGGCGCGGATAATGTATGCGGAAAATAATTTGACGTTTAAAGACGTTGAAGATTGCAGAACTGTATTAAGGTATATTGAAGGCAAAGGCAGTCATATAACAAATAAAGTAAAAAATAGTGAATTTTTTATGACAGAAAGTAGAAGCAGAAACCCATACAAATTGCCTGAATCTTACGAGGAAAAACGCGAGCCGTTTATATTGCCTGCATCCTGCAATAACATTCTTTTAATTTCCGATTTGCACATCCCTTACCATAATATCGATGCGATTACTTTGGCGTTAAATTATGGCAAAGAACAAAAAGTAAATACCATTTTTATTAATGGCGACTTAATCGATATGCATCAAGTATCGAAGTTTGAAAGTGATCCAAAGAAACGAAGTATAAAACAGGAATTCGACGCAACGAAGGAGTTTTTAGTTCAACTACGCAAAGCTTTTCCAAAGGCAAAAATTTATTGGCTTAAAGGAAACCATTGCATTCGTTGGGAAAAATTTTTATATTCAAAGGTGCGCGAGATATGGAACGATGATTACTTTTTTTTAGAGGAACGTTTGCAACTAAATTCCGTTGGCGTTAAAATTTTAGACGATAAAGTTTTAGTTAAGGCGGGCAAATTATCAATCACTCACGGACATCATATTTTTAAAGGGGCTTTCACTCCTGTAAACCCTTCGCGAGGCGCATTCTTAAGGGCAAAGCAATCTTTAATTGTTGGTCATCTACATAGACCTTCACACCATCCAGAAACTGATTTAGACGGCAAAATAATAAGTTGTTGGAGTACAGGTTGCCTTTGTGAATTACGCGCGGATTATTCGCCTTTGGTTGGTAACACAATGCACGGCTTCGCTCATTTACAAATTGCAAAGGACGGCGATTATACAGTAAAAAATTATTCAATTATAAAAGGTAAGTTATGCTAAAAGAAAAGGAAATTTTGGATAGCGAATTTGAATTAGAAATTGAAGATAGAAGTAGCGAATTTATCGCATCGGCTTTTAACGCTCTGGGGGCGGTTGATTTGCTCGATATGGGTTTAATGAATGAAGAAGAAAGGCAAACAATTAAAACAATACAATTCCAAGCAATAGCGATTATAAGCGAATCAATAAACACGATATACAATGAAATATTTGATATTAGCCCTGATGACAATAACGACCTTATCTTGTAATCCGAGCAAAAAACTTGACAAACTAAATAAAAAGCACCCTGAATTATTAGCAAATTTTTGTCGTGATACATTCCCCTGCGTAATATCAAAAGTTGATACAATTACAAGTTTTGATACTAATTATGTAATTATTGAATGCCCAGATTACAAAGCAAAAGATACGATATTGATTACACGCGATAAGATTATAAAAGGAAGTGCGATTTTAAAGTATGTAAATAAAACAAACACGATCATTAAGACGATTAAAGATAGCGCGGAAATAAGAGCGTGCGAATTGGAGTTAATCGATGTTAATAAAAAATTGAATGAATCAAAAGCATTGAATACTAAATTGCAGAATAAAGTTACTGCAAAGAATAGGTTTATATCGTGGCTTATAATAGCCGTGTTATGTGCAATCATTGGTAACATATTACAACTTAAAAAATGACCGCGTCGCAAAATTGTATCAATTTAATTAAAATGTTTGAGGGTTATAAACCAAAGGCGTATTTATGCCCGGCGGGAGTGCCTACAATCGGCTACGGCTCAACAATGTATTCAACAGGTTTAAAGGTTAAATTAGGCGATACAATCAACGAGCAACAGGCGAACGAGTTATTGATGTGGGAGTTAAGAAATAAGGCTTTTTCTTTGCACGAATTACATTTAAATCAAAATCAATTTGACGCTTGTTTATCATTTGTGTTCAATCTGGGAATCGGCGCTTTTGCAAAATCAACGCTCAAAAAAAAGATACTTGCCAATAGGCAGGACGCAACCATTAAAGCGGAGTTTATGAAATGGAATAAAGCGCGAGTTGGTGGCCAGTTAATTGAGTTAAAAGGATTAACCCGCAGGCGTAATGCTGAAGCGGAATTATATTTTAAGATTTAGTTTTGTTTGTTTAGTGAATATAACGGCTAAACGTTTCTACGTTTTTGGCTTTCTTCAAAGGTTTTAACCCTGATGTTTCTACATCGGGGCTTTTTTTTAAAAATTTTTTTTCGCCTGTGATTCAATACTGCATTGGTTTTTATTAAAACAAGATAAAAAAAATAAAAAAATATTTTATTTTTATTTGGTTTATAAAAATATTGGTTGTAGATTGCATCATAATTAACAATCAAACTAAAACTAAAAACTAAACAAAATGTCAAATTTACAAATTCACGAATTAGGTAGTATGACCTACATCAACTGCGAAAACTTTACGGTTGATTCAATTATTAATTCAATACCTAAATTATTTACCAGCGCTCACAAATTAAGGACTTCAACTAAACGCGATTATCTTAAAATTGGTAATACATTATTTTTAAATCCTAAAGACATTTATCAAATTGCAATACACGAAAATTTTATTTATCTTGTTTCAAATAAATTCAACATTACGTTATACAATGACGGAACAACATTATCTATAATTTTTTAAAACTTAACAAATGAAACAATCTACAAAAGACGCAATCACAGTTACAATCATTATTATTCTCGCTTTACTTGGCGATTCAATTTTTAACCAATTATAAAAACTATGCAACAAAAAAGAGGGCGCAAGCCAATCCCAGAAGAACAAAAAAAGAAACCTTTAATTGTTTACTTATCCGAAAATCAAATTAATTCGCTCGGTGGAAAATTAACGGTTTCAAAAATGTTACAAAATTATTCACTAACTAAATTAAAACAAAATGAAAAAAAAGCTACTATTTGAAATCATTGATTTTGTATTAAAGGACGATAACATTATCGTTCAAATCGAAAAAAACAACTTTGTAGAAAACTCGATTGTAGTTCCGGTTGATAAATTTAAAGCGTATTTAGATCGCCACGAAAAGTTATATTTTGAGGCGAATGATATGAGCACCGGGCAACTATTAACACGCGCTTATATTTTGACTTTTGAAAACTACTGGGACGAAATGGAATACGAATACAAGCGCGAAGATTTATACGACTTTATAAGTACAACCTGCATTGATTTTGAAAAGTCCTTAAATAGAATTGAATCTAATTTACAAACTATTTTAACTCAATTTATATGGTAGTATTTTTCGTATCAATATCACTTTTAATAATATTATTTTATGCCACAATTTTTTTTACCGAACAAACGCGAGAAGCGAATAAAGAAAACAAAAGAAAAGTGGAGTTTTATAATCGACGTAATATTAAAACAGAGCCGACAATCAAAGATTTTAAAACAACATACAATTCCTAACAGAGATTTTTTTAAATATTAAAACCTAAACAAAATGAAATCAAACGAAATCAACGAGTTAGCAAAGGGCTTAATCCTGTTTCACGTGAAATGCGAAGGGATTAAAAAAGATGCAAAAAACCCTTTCTTTAAATCAACCTACGCATCGTTACCAAAGATTATTGAAGCCATTACAGAGCCGTTGGCTGAATCTGGATTGGCGCTCACAATGTTCCCAATAGATGAAAACTCGCTTTATTGTTTATTAATGCACACTTCAGGCCAATGGATTGATGCAACGTACACAATGAAGCCGGTTAAAGATACGCCACAGGATAAGGGAAGTTGTATTACTTACGCACGACGTTATTGTATCAGTAGTATTTTAAATCTACAAATCGATGACATAATGAGCGACGACGACGGCAACAAAGCCAGCGGGAACGTTAAAGCGCCTGTTAAGGATGACGGCAAAGCGTGGCTAAACAAAGGAACGCCTGAATTTGAAAAAGCTATTGAATACGTTAAAGGCGGTGGATTGGTTGCAAAAATCAAAGAAAAGTACAAATTGAATAAAGAAATCGAAACAATATTTTTAAGCATAAATAAAGAAGCAAATGTTACCAGAAATTAACGAACAAATAAGCAAAGCAAATATTCAGTATTTAGCAAACAAAGTAGTTGATAATGTATGCTTAACAGGTAACATTATTCAGCTCGCGGAAAACTTGGCTAAAATGGATCTATTAATTAAGGAAATTAAAGACAACGCCAATTACAAAGATTACATTTTAAACGAGGTTTCAAAGTACGGTAAATCACATATTACCGCATCTGGAACAAAACTTGAAGTTGCTGAAGTCGGCACTAAATACGATTATTCATTAACAGGCGACGTTGAGTTAAAAGAACTCGAAGAACAAAAAGCAATAATCGAGTTTAAGATTAAAGAACGCCAAACGTTTTTAAAGGCTTTAAAACACCCTATGGAAGTTTTATTTAGTGATGAGTTAGTTACTTTATACCCGCCGGCAAAAACATCAACAACGAGCATTAAAACAACGATAAGCAAATAATGTATATTATCCGCGATGTAGTTAGTTATAATCGAAAAACTATTTATGCAAAGAGTGGGGAAAAAGTAAAGATTATTGCAGATTTTGTAAACGTTGCAATAGTTGAAAACTCAAAGAGTGTACGATTCCCCACTCTATTTACAAACCTTTCAAAAATAAAAAAATGACAACAAAAAAGTATTTAGAAACATTATTAAATGGCGCTGGTCATTTAAACCCTAATCCTAATAAAAAATTAAATACACACCCAGATTATTTAGGTTACATAAAAGTAGAAGATAAACCATTTAGAATTTCAGCTTGGGTAAAAAGCACAAAAGATAATAAAAAATTTTTATCGATAAATTTAAACGAATTACAACCAATAGAAATAAACGAAGTATAATTTTTAAACCTTTCAAAAACAAAAAAATGATAACAAACTTTGAAGAAATCACGGCTTATTTAACAGATGAAGAAAAGGAACTAATTATTTACATAATGGAATTATTAAAAAATTGCAGTAAAAAATATCCTTTAAAATCGGAGCAACTTGTTGATATGGTAAATAACAGACCTTATAAAAAAGAAATATTTACAGGCGTTAAACTTCGCAAATATTGTAACTATATTCGCTCAAAATCGTTACTGCCAATTATTGCAACAAGTAATGGTTATTATGTAAGCTACGATAAAAATGAAATTGCTTTGCAGATTGAATCGTTGGAGCAACGAAGCGAAGCGATATTAAATTCAGTAAACGGCTTAAAATTTTATTTATGATACTTTGTAACCCATGCATCGAGCACCCTTTAGAATCGCCTGAAGTCGATTTAAATCATTTTGAAATTATCCGCAAAGCCTGTGAATATTTGAACTTAAAAGAATCGGACGTATTAAGTAAAAAACGTTATAAGGAATTAGTAATTGCCAGAATGATAATTGTTGATTTGCTTTTAAATCAGGAATCTTTTATTTATACTTTAAAATTTATTGGGAATATATTAGGCGGTCGCGATCACACTACAATAATACACAATAGACAAGTTTTAAATGATTGGGTTGAAACAGATGAAGGAATGCGAACGCTTTTAAAAAATACTCATTTGCACGTTTTTAATTCATTGCGGTATTTTAAATTTTAGTATATTTGTAGTGCAATTTCGTTGCGAGGTGGTATCCGAAACGAGATTTTTAATTTCACTTTTAAAGGGTTTTTTAATGATACCACCATTAATTAACCCTTTTTTATTTTTATGAAAAAAAACACTTATTATTTTTCACACGATTACAATGCCAGAAACGATACTAAAATTTTGTTTTTGCGTATGCAATTAGGAATGGAAGGCTACGGCATTTATTGGTATTTAATTGAATCGCTTGCCGAATCTGGAGGCACTTTGCCTTTGCAATTAATTCCTGTGTTGGCTATGCAAATGCACACTACTGAGGCTAAAGTAAAAGCCGTTGTTAATGGTTTTAATTTATTCCAAATTATAGACGAACAATTTTTTAGCATTCGTTTAAACGAGCATTTAGAAAAAGTAAATCAAATAAAAATCAGCGCTTCTCAACGTGGTAAATTAAGCGCTCAAAAAAGAAAATCAACTAAAATTGAACTAACTGTTGAACAACCTGTTGAACAGAGTGTTGAACAACCTGCTCAACAAAGTAAAGGAAAGGAAAGGAAAGTAAAGGAAATTAAAATTATTAATACTAATAATTTTAGTGAAGATTTTTTAAAAGATTGGAATACGTGGATTGATTACAAAAAAACAAATCATAAATTCACATACAAAACAATCGAATCAGAACAAATCGCATTTAACCACCTTTACAAAATATCAAACGAAAATCAGAATACCGCGCGCGAAATAATTAACGTATCAATCGCGAATGGCTACAAAGGATTATTTGAACTAAAACAAAATCAAAATGCAAAACCAACAAATCAGCAACTACAAAACGAATACGCAAACCGCTGGCCAAACGGAATACCAGAACTCGACGAAAACTACAACCTTATCCAACGTTGATTTATTGCCGATATTTCACAGGATATTTTTATTAATCGGGTTGCGCAAAGTACAATATCCAACACCCGAAGAAGATGTTTTTAACTCAAATTTTATTAAAAAAAATTATGGGCATAAAACCACAAACGAAATAATCGAAGCGTTTGAATTAGCAGTTACAGGGAAACTTGACGTGGATGTCAAACATTACGATCAATTTACGCTCCCTTACTTTTGCAGAATAATGGACGCTTACCGAATTTTTAACAATGAGCGAATACTTGCAACGCCACCGCCGAAATTAAAAGAAATTGTTTACCAAATGAGCGACGAAGAAAGGTTAAACGAAATTGAAGAATGGCGTAAAAAAGATTATGATTTTAAAATTTTACCTTTGTACTTGTATGATTGGATATTAAAATACTCCCTACACGCTATTACAGACGATTTAAAGGCTGATTATTATCAAAGAGCGGTAAAGGTACACGAAAACGAATTAAGGCGAAATTTTGAACTATTTGGTGAAAAGCAACCTTATGCCGATTTTCTAAAATTAAAAGCAAATAATTTTGAAAAAATCAGCGACAAAGATTTAAACACAATAACCAATATTTTTAAACGAATTTTTATAAACGAATATTTAAAAAAATGACACACGGCTCATTATTTTCAGGAATTGGCGGGTTTGATTTAGCTTCGGAATGGGCGGGTTGGCAAAATTTATTTCATTGTGAATGGAACGAATTTGGTCAAAAAGTTTTAAAATATTACTGGCCTGATGCTGAATTATTTACTGACATTACAAAATCAAACTTTAAAAAATATGCAAACAAAATTGATGTTCTTACAGGAGGATTTCCATGTCAACCTTACAGCTCAGCAGGAAAGCGACTTGGCAAAGAAGATGACAGACACCTCTGGCCGGAAATGCTTAGAGCAATTCGAGAAATTCAACCGAGCTACGTTGTGGGCGAAAACGTTCGCGGACTTACTAATTGGAATGGGGGATTGGTATTCGATGAAGTGCAAGCTGACTTGGAAGCTGAAGGCTACGAAGTGTTACCGTTTTTACTTCCAGCTTGTGCCGTCAACGCACCACACCGAAGAGACAGAATATGGTTTATTGCCTACTCCATTAGCGCAAGCGAGAGAGCAAACAAACTTCAAGGCTTACGATCAAAGGATGGAGAGATTAGTGGAAAAAGGACACAAACCATTTACGATGCCTTTAGATCAAATGGCATTGAGGGGATTACTTCCAACACCAACAGCAATGGATTCAACCAATGCAACAGCGAACATGAAATCAACGCAAGTAAAGGAAGGTTCGATGCATTCAGTAACATTAACAAGAGCAATGGCTATGGGAATGTTACCAACACCACAAGCGAGCGAGTGCGAAAAAATTACAGGTTTAGAAAATCAGAACTCAATGAAAAAAGTAATTCGAAAAATAACTGGTCAAACTTCCCAACTGTCCCCCCAATTTGTAATGGAAATGATGGGCTTTCCGACCGATTGGACAGAATTACCTTTCCTAAATGGAGGAATGAATCAATCAAAGCCGGAGGAAACGCAATAGTTCCACAGGTAGCATATCAAATATTTAAAGCAATTAACGAATTAGAAAAATTAAACAATGAACTTCAGCGATAACACTTTTTCACTTGCAAAAGCATTGCATCACATCAACAACGCAAAGATATATTTCGAGGACGTTAAACGCGATTGCGCTTCATCAACCAAAGAATTATTTAATTCGTACATTATAAAATGCGACATTATAATAAATTCAATAGATCATAAATTAACGGATAAAAACAGGGCGATATTAAAAAAAGAGTTGGCTGATTCGTTTATAATTGAAAGCATAAACGATAAAATAATTTATCTAAATGAAGACCAGCG